CAGCACCAGCAGATGATGATTGTGAAGATGGTGTTTGTAAGTTATAGCTTAACTTAGCTAATGTATAATAAGTGTATTACAACTTATAGGAAATCAAGATGGCAAAAGGAAATGTGATACACCAAATTAATATTAAAGTAGACCAGAAAGATCTGGCTTTAATAGATGCGAAAGCAGCTAGGTATGGAATATCAAGATCAGCAATGATTAAATTGTTTGCTATTAATGGTGAATTGACAATAGATATGGCTCAATCGCTGCAAAAACCTCTAAGCTAACCCTTGCCTAAATCTTTTTAGGGGTCTTAAATCAAGGATTTGGAGTCCTATTTCCAGTTAACATTGGAATACTCATACGAAATTCACTTTTAGGCTTGTTTCCATGTACATATTTGTTAACAGTTCTATCTAAAGCCGACAACCCTCTAAGTGCTAAGTTGGTATAACCTGGGGCAGTATCGTATTTATCTTCGATATAAAACTCGTTGTGTTGTGGTGCTGCTACAGTATCAAACTTACCTAAAGTAAACCAAATTTCATCATAAGGTGATGGGTTTGTTATTGCTTTTAAAGAACTTATATTGGTATTTGCATTAGCTGGTAAATACTTTTTAATGTCATTTGGCCCAATACTATTGTTTCCTAGTTGTGCCTCTGCATTAACTATTGTAGTTAATAAGGTTTGGGCCTGTGGGGAAAATTCATGTAATGCAATTTTAGGATCACCAGTTGTTAAGGACTCTATGTAATTACTTGTAATAGGATTAAAATTATCCTCTGGTAATACATTTCCAGTTAACATTCTTTCTGCTTTACTTAGTGGATGTGCAACTAATAATTTTTCTAAAAAATCCATCATGCAAAAGCCGACAAATCTTTTTTAGGTTTAAGGTCTACAAACTCTTCCTTTTCTATAGGATCATACTTCTTGGTTTTAGGATTGTATATAAGAGATGGCTCTTTAACCCATGCAGGTTTTTTTCCATACATCTTAATAGCTTCGTCATAACCTTTTTTAGTCTGCCAATGCTCACTCTTTTCATCTACGGATATAGCATTACTACCTTCAACTTGTTTCCAACCCTCTTTCATTTTATCTACAGGTGGCTTGTAACCTTTTAAACCCCTACCTTCATTAGCAAGATCTTTAGCTACATCTTTACTAACTTCTTCTTTATGATCCTCATCCTTCATAACAGAGCCATCTGGCATTTGATGATAACCCTCTGCAATTTTCTTTTCTTTAGCAGTAGACAACATACCCTTTTCTTTTTTAGGTTTTTCTTTATTCATTGACTTTAACATTCTTTTTAATTCTGCTTTAATTTGTTCTGCTATGTCTGCCGCTGCGTGAACAGAATCTTGCGACTTGGGTTTTGATTCTGTAGCGAATTTTATATCACTTATAGGAATAGCTTTGCCATTTACATCAAACTTTTGGATATCTGCGTAATCTATATCATCAGGCATATAATCTTTCAACATTCCCGATAACAATCTTTTTTGTTCTTTTGTCATGATAACTTCCTATTAATTTATTTTAAAAGACTGTATTGGTTGAATACCACCAAACATTGTTTCTGCGCCTTGATACATTTTGTTTAAAGATTTATTAAAATCTCTTTTCATTTCAGCTTTATTTTTCTCTAGACTTTCTATGTTTTTTGGCCCAGCAGTACCATAAATTATTGTTAGCCAATCTCTTTGCATTTCTGCTATTGCTTTATCTGACATTTTAGTTGTAGCTTTAAGGAATTGTGTAAATCTAGTTGGTATTTGACCACCATTATTAATTGTTTGAGCCATTGCTTTTTGCCATTTAGCATCACCTGTAATAACTCTCATTCTTTGTAATAAAGGAACAGACACAAGTGGAGCAGTAAAGCCACCCCATTTACCACCAGCTTGACTACCTAAATCAGATGCCATTCTTGCAATTGTCATATTCATAATAACAGATTGACCAGATTTGTTTTCTACTTGTCTTAACAAGATTTTTTTAAGTTCATCTAAACCTTTGTAAAATGATGCTGATTCTGGAAACATTTCTGACAATAATGCTATTCCATCTTTTTGACTAAGTAAATCATCTATAGCGTCATATGGCGTAGTATTATTTTTAGTTGCTGATATAGTTGATCTTTCAAAATATTCACCTAATTCACCCTTTAAAGACTGCATTAATGTTGCATAAGAGTCAGCAGTTGCGGGTTCAGCAACATCATTTCTAATTGGCATTGGTGCTTGATTTTTTTCTAATCGTGCAATATTTGTTTTAGCGTCAGCTTTATTAGAAGCATTAATAGCTAGTTGTACATTTTTACTGCTTTTATCTACAGATGATAAACCTAATTTAAATTGCATTAATCTTTGATAAGCACTTTTGTCAGTTAACACAAAGTCTAATAACTTTTGAGATTCTACTTCTGCATTAACAAGTTGCTGTTCCATTTCTTGAATATTGCCATTTTTTTCTGCTCGTTTTGATAAATCTTTGTGTTCTTTAATAATAGCAAATTTTTGACCTACAGGATTGTTTTCTAACATAGTTTTAAATTCACTATTTGCTTTATTAAGAGAATTCCACAAACTAACTTCCCCAGGATTTGCTAAACTATTTTTTTGTATTGCTTTAATATCATTGTAAAGAGTCATAAATTTCTTTTTTAAAGAATTATTACCAGCTTTTCCTGCGGTTTGTGCAAGGTCGTAAACTTCATTTCTTAATGCTACATAAGTTTCAGCAGATACATTACCTTTTAAACCACCGCCAATTTTTGTGTTATTAAATTTTGTAGGCCATTTATTTGCGTTAAATTTTCCTAAATTATTGCTTATTACAAATTGATCTAATGTTTTTTCATCATACATTAACGACATTAATCTATTTAGTTCAGTAGTATTAACTATTTTTTCGTCTATTCCTTTAGTATTAATTTTAAATTCAGCAAACAAATTTCTAACTTTTTGTTGAGATTGAGCAGTCATATCTACATATTTTAAAGAAGCAAATCCATTTTGTATAGATTGGTTTGCAGGGTTAATTACATCATCAATAAGTTGATCTCTTAAATCTATTGCTGCAAATTTATTACCACCACGAACAATAGCTTTTTGTTCTGCTTCTAACATACCAAATCCTGCTGCACCTCTTCCTCGTTCTGTATTTTTTAATGTTTGTTTAAGTGGTGAGGTAATAAATCTAAGAGTTTGTCTTGGTAAGTCTAAAAGATCATCTACAAAAGGTACTACTTTAGACACTAAAGCACTAGCACCCTCTAAAGCAGGAGGAATTGCAGCACTAAGAGCGGCCATACTTGCTATTTCACTTTTATCAATAGTAGCATCTTCACCAAAAAATGTTACATCTTGTTCTCCTTCCATTTGATTTTGAACCATTTGTTGATTAAGAGAAATGTCTGCTCCAATTGCAGAAGATACAACACTAGCACCTGCTATTCTTGATGCTCTATTAGCAACAGTTTCTGATATTATGTTTTTCATAACTAATGGCGCTGCATATTTTGATGCTAAAGCAGAAGTTCCACCTGTAAAATACAATGTAGCTAGTGTTCCTAAATCAGTACCACTTTGTAACACAAAATCTGTAACTTGTTGAAATAAAGGTCTTGATCCCTTACCTGTAGCATCTACTTTGTGAAAAGTATTAAATGTTTGATTAACAAGTTTTAAATCTTTTTCTTCAAATTCAGAAAACCAAAAATTATCAGTTAATCCTTGATAAGTTGTTTTACCAAGAGCGTTTTGAAAGTCATTAAATTTTTCAAAATAATCTTCAGTTATTTGTTTGTCACTACCTTGCCATACTGATCCATGTTCTGCTTGGTATAATTTTTTAATTGATTGAACCCACTCTTCATCTTGTGGTAATTCTTGATAAGTCATTTCAAGTTTACCATCTAACAATTTTCTAACATCTTTTAAATATTTTCTATCGTCCTTACCTTCAGCAGTTGTCCAATATGGATGTTTCTTATCTAAATCTCCAACAATTAAATCTGCACCATCTTCATTAACACCAATAATTTTATTTAATGCTTCATCCTCACCCTTTTGATGAATTATTCTTTTTTCTTTTCTTTTTAATATATCTTCTCTAGAATAATCAACATCTGGAGTAACAATATCTAATGCTTGATCTCTTAAATATCCAAAAGTTGCGTTTAAAAATTGTGACATTAATCTTCCTCCAAATCTTCTGCTAAAAATCTTCTAGATTTTTCTGCGTTGCTTTCATATTTTTCAGTTAAATTACCAAGTGTTAAATCACCCTCTTTTAATTTGTCGTATTTTTCCCAAGTGTTTAGTTGATTAAGTCCAAATTTATTAATAAGCTCATCTCTTGTTCCTGAAGCGTTTATAAAATCTTGTCTTTTCCAAATATCGCCATATTTAGCTTTTGCTGAATCAGAGTAATCACCTCTATTTTTAAAGGCTTCTATAGCTGAAGTTAATTCCCATGAAGATGGAGTTCCTTTTTTACCCCCAGAAGTTTTGTAATTAGCAACATACGACCTTACAAAAGCAGCTTTATTTTGTGCCTCTTGCGACATTTCCATTGCTTGTTGAATTAACAACATATTAGCTTCTGGCGATTTATCAAATGAAGGGCCGCCACCTTTAACAAATTTAATATCGTTATCAGAAGCAGAGCCACTTAAAAATTGCATCCTACCTAAAGCTAATTTTTCAAACTCTGCAAGTAAAACTTCTTGACTCATTATGTCATTAATATCACCAGTATATCCTAAAGTTCTTAATATTCCTTTTACATTTAACAAAGAAGATTGTAATCTTCCAGTAGTAGCACCCTGGTCATAGGCTTGTAATATATTGTTAAAACTTTCTAAATCTTTATAAGATTGTTGTGAATCAGCAGAAGCACTAATTACTGTTTCATTTGCAAACTCAAAATTTGATAGTTGTGTTTGAACATCTATTTTTTGTTCGGATGTTTCTCTTTTGTTTTCTTCAAACTTAGTTTCAGCTTCAAGTCTAGTAAACTTACGACCATTTGGAAATTCAGGATCATATAAATCTCCACCTATTGTAGTATCACCATTAATAGAGTTCATAATGCCAGTTATTTTAGATGCATAATCATCGCCACCACCAGAAGGGTTTTTTGCATCCCAGTCTTTGTTCCATGCTAGAATATCAGCACCTTTTGTTGTAGAATTTTTAAATATATCAGATTGTGTAAAAATTTGAAATGATGCTTTTTTTGGATCAGAATCATAATCTTGAGTAGCACCTGTAACTACTGGTTTACCAGTATCATCCCAATAATAAACCCCATTTTGTAATGTTTTAGTTCTAGTAGGTTGAGATGATCTAATACTATTAACCATTTCTTGTGCTTTTTGTGCTTCACCAGGTAAACCAGCTCTATTAAACACACCAACAAGTTTTTGATAATCTGCCATAGTTTCTGGTTCGGGAAATTCTTGTTTAATAGCTTGAAGTTTTTGCATCCTTTCTACTCTAGGGTCAACTGGTTCCTCTTGACCTGTCAACATTCTTCCTAAGGAAGCATAAGCATCACTTCTTTGATCACCAATACCACCAGCACGATACATCATTCCAGCACCTTTTGTACTAGCTAAATTAACAGCATTGTTTATATTTGACTGTTGTTGTGCCGCTTGTTCATCTGCCATTAATTGTTGCAGACCAAACATATCGTTACTGTATGCCATAATTATTCCTTTATCCTATTAGATTTCCTAAAAATTTACCAGCTACTCCACCAATTCCTGGTGCAACTGTGTTTCCTACTGCACCAAATATACTTCCCCAAAAATCACTTTTACCTTTTGATTGTTGTTGATCAGCATAAGCTAATTGATCATTTAATCTTGTATTTGCATCTGACACATTACCTAAATTACCTGTTGCATTTATTGCAGGAATGTTAAGATAACGATTAGTTTTATCTTCCACACCTGTAAGCATATTATATTGGCCAGTTGACCTAGCTAAATTGTTATCAATAAGTGCTTGTGATTCACTAAACGCTTGATTCATTGCACCTAATTTAAGTCTATTAGTAGAAGCATCAGTATTCATTTGATTCATAAACTGTTGAGTAGAAGAAGCACCTGTATTTAATTCTCTTGCTCTTCTCAATTGATCAGCTACTGCTAATTCTTCTTCATAAATACTCATCATATCGCCATATCGTGATTTTTGAGCATCTCTCCAACCACCAGCTGCTAAATCTTCTGCTTGTTGTCCAAACATACCTTGCCTTCTTATGGCATCTTCTCTAATTTGTGTATTAGCTTCATCAGCTTCAGATGTATAGGAATATGTGCCATCTGGGTTTTGCCTATATCTAGTAGTTCCACCAACAAAATTAACATCTGGTGTTGTTTTTTTAAATATATCTTCTCTAATGCCTTCTTGATAATTTAAATCAGCTTGACCATATTTTCCAGGATCTCTGTTAGCACCAACCATATTTCCTAAATTTGATAAAAATTGACTACCACCTCTAGGAGTAATGCCATTTTGCCTATTTAAATTTGTAAGAAACTTTGGATTTAATGCACCTGCAACTTTTCCAGAGCCTCTATTCCTATTTCGATTTGCAGACCTGCCACTACCAACTGCAATTCTGTTAAATCTTTCATTTGGATTGATTGCCATGTCTTATTCTCCTATCCTTGTAATCATATTAAACTCCGTTATCTCTTTGTAATGAAACACTTGTACTGCCATTATGTGATGTATCAGCACCTGTTACTGAATGTCCTTCATATAAATAATGACTAGTTGAATCATTACCTGTAAAAGTACCATCACTTGTAACCATACGATAGCCTTTTCGTAATACATAAGTCCAAGTTGAATCAGTTCCTGGGCCTTGCGTATAGCCTTGACTTACAAAAGCAGCAGTATGGCTACTTTGTATAGTAGAAACAGCGTTCTCTAAGTTATTTGAATCAGGTGCTAAACTAAAACTAAACATTACAGTATTAGAAGAAAAGTCACTAACACCAAATACTTGTGTACCATTAAAATTAACTACGCCAGTTGCAGTAGGTGAACTTACAGTCGTACCGTTGAATACTATCGTATGAGTATTCCAATTTAAAGTAGTACCATCAAAAACTATAGGCATTATGATGTCGCAATGGTTAGTGTTGTTCCAGATAACGAGGCTTTTACTAGACCTAGTGTGCTAGATGATGCAGCAGGAGTATTAGCCTGTACAAAAGCTGTTGTAGCTATCTGTGTTGTATCTGTCGAAGTATCTGCTGTTGGTGCAGTTGGTGTACCAGTTAATGCTGGACTTGCTTTTTTAGCAAAAGAAGCATCTACAAAAGCAGTTGTAGCTACTTGAGTTGTGTTAGTACTTGCTGTAGCAGTTGTTGCACTAAATGCTTGAGAAGCACTACCTGCTAGATCAGCCTTAGTGTTAACTGCTGTTTGTACTGCTGTAAACTCAGTATTAAAATCTGCACCAGATATTACTTTTCCTGCATCGGAATCTGCTAGTGCATCTTTGCCAGACCATCCGACAGCTATAGTATAGTTTGCCATTATCTTATCTTTCCTTGTTTATGTAATAAAGTTAAGTCTTGTAAAGAAGCATCAAATCCATTAGATTCAATATCTATCTCTAATTTTAGGTTTTTAGCCGAACCTGTCAACGGTGTTTTATATTCATGTAAACCATATACTGGTTTGTATGTAGAATTATTAGGATGTACAGTAGCATTATGAGTGTGTGTAACTGTTGTTAAACCATATAAAGACGAACTTGCACCCCATAAAGATGTTGTACCTGTCGTTGAAGGATTTAAGGTTATAGATGTAGTAGCCGATGGAGTTGGACTATAATCTTTATACCATTTTAATCCTAATGTTGCTCCAGAACCACCCTCTAAAACTAAAAACAATCTCTTTAAAAATGAAGCTGCTATAGATTGACCTAAATTAATCCATGTTGTAGCAATACTACTTGTATATGAACTATAAGTATAAGTTGATGCACCAGCTAAATCTGTGTCGTAATAACCCTCATAACCAGCTAAACCGCCATCTTTTTGTCCTACTAATAAACCATATAACTCTGTATATGACATATTAGAAGGCTCTCTATCATTGTCAAAAGTCCATGTTGTTACTCTTGGTGCTTGATTAGGTGTGAAATGTTTAAAATCAAACACATAAGTAATGTTTTTATCAACAAATGACATTATGTAAATACCTTCATTTTCTACATAAACACTTTTAACATTTGAACTTTGACCAATATTTCTAATTAATCTATCTTTAATGTTTACGCTCAAATCAGTCAAAGGTAATTTATCTTTTTCAGTTGTTCTACCTAATGATCTAACACCTGTATTAGACAAGAAAACTAAATCATCACCAATGGCTTGAACTGTATCTCTTGATACAAGACCTACACCCCTAATAACTTCATTAAGTGCAAGTGATCCTACTGTTTCTGGCCTGTCATATATAACAATATTGTTTTTACCAAATATAACTAATTTTCCATAAAAAGGAGCAATTGCTATAATTGTATCAATACCCCAAATTTTTGATAAATCTATTAAACCAGCATCACCACCTGTCCAATCATCACCATCTAAAAGATTAGAATAATAAACAACATCTGGTGATTCTGCTACACCACCCGCCCATATTCTTCCGTATAAACCCATTCCACAAGTTGGTTTAAATTGATTAGAAGATACACTTGCTGGTTTAGTTGCATGTGCTGTCCACCTTGATCCAGAAGTTAAACTACCATCATATCTTTGTGGCTCTACTCCAGCATGAAAACAATGCAATCGATCATTAAAATTAACAAATTGCCAATTACCCGTACTATTAGCAACAGTATGTTTTACATCAGCACCACTACTAGGAAAGGCTGATGCTGGTGAAGTAAAATCGACAGCATAAATACTTGTTCCATAACTTACAAATATTTTATTAGTTCCTTGATCATTATGTTCTACTACAGATGCAATAGCTGTTCCAGAGGGTGCTACTTTTTGTTTTAATCCTTTTCTAAAAGCAATACGACCAGACTCTCTAATAACTACATTTTCTGCTTTAACTAAAAATGATGTATCTAATGATGCAGGATTACTTTGAGTATTTAACCCATTTAATCCAATATCAGTTAACGGTTGATATGATAATTCTTTTGCCATTATCTAAAATTTAATCCTGTTGCGTATTGACTGCTATGATTTTCATTTACAAACCAATCTGATTCGTATTTAGTATTACCACTATCTAATATTATTGCTTGTTTAAGTGCTTCATTAGCCTCTTGAGCCATTAAACTAGATTGTGTACCACCATCTTCACCTCTTTCAGCTATTGCCCTAGCCCATGCTCCAAGTATAACTGGCTGTGCTGGTACTTTTAAAACTGTAGCAGCACTTGTAAGTTTGTCTTGATATTTAACAACATCAAAAGATATGGTGTGTGCTTCAGTAGGAACTGGTGATAAATCTACTTTTAAATTATTAGAACTATCGCTACCATTAAAAGCATAGTACAGAGGCTCACCAGTATCGTCTGTAGGGTACTTTACGGTGTTAATGTACTGTTTGCTTACTTGATGTAAATGAAGGCCTGTATCGTTGTTTATGGCATCCAATATTTTTATCTCTTGACCAGATGATAAATTGTAATTTTTTGTACTTGCTACTGTCGATATATCAACTGTTTCTCTAAGATTTAACCAATCATGTCTTTCTTCAACACCTCGTTTAGCATCATTAATTAATGATCCTATAACTTTATGATAGGCAGATACATTAGTACTATCATTTATAGCACCAGACCAATCAGTTGCAATTGTATCTTCACGCAACCTTATTAATACTTCATTAATTAATTCTTTATAAGTCATAACTTATCCTTTAATTATTTTTCCCCAAACCGAACCTTTACCTTCTACAATATCTACTACTTCTACTTGAAAATTACCATTGTCAAAAAAAGTTACAATTCCAAAAGCATGATTCCAATTGTGTAGCCTTCCTTTTAACCATGTATTTTTTTCTGCTGACATATCTTTTAAACAACCCATAGCCCAAGAACTTATGTTTCCATCTAGTAATCTAGTGGCTGAGTGTCTTGCTACATCATGAACATGCCCATACATAATGTTTGTTCCATAATTATCTAAATGTTTCTTAGCGTGATTTACACCACAATAAGCACCATGTATAAAAGATAATTTACCAATACTTAATACTTCATTGTACTTGCGATACTCATATCCCCTCTCATCCCATTTACACGCATTTCTAAATGTGTACTGATCAAGATATGGATTTTCTTCTACAAACGCATCTAGCCATTCGTCATGATTACCTGCAAGAATATGTCGTTCTTTGCATTTAATCTTGTCTAACACCCTGTCAAACCTGTCTATTTGTTTATTAACAGCTTTAATTTCTTTATCTATTTCTGGAAGTTGGTATTCTAATGGTGGTCTTTTTCTTCTTTTATATCTGTGTCCAGATACTGACTCCCATTCTCCAACATCACCCAGATTAATAAATATGTCTGGTTTTACAAATTCTATCGCTTTTAATGTAACTTTAACTGCACTTTCATCATGTATTGGAAAATGCTGGTCGGGTATAACAATCGCCCTTTTCATTTTTACCTACCTTTTGCTAGTTGCGCTCCAAAGTAGAATTCGATTATCATTGTTGCCCATCTAAATATTTCATCAAACTTCAACATCCCTTCTACAGTTACATATTCTATCACATCAGGAGTAAGCTGTAATCCTAATATACTGGCCCCTTCAATGACCGTAGGAATGACTGTAGGAACATCCCAAAACACAGGAGCTACTTGTGTAAAAATAACTAAGGCTAATATAGTTAAAATAATGA